CAGAGTACGCAAAGAGATTAAAGCAAGAACAGAGTAAAAACTTTAAATAATTTATTAACCATTATACTAGCCCCCAAATAAGGCAGGCAGTATAATTTAATTTAACAAATATGCCACAGACAACAATCCAAAAGACGCCAGCAATTCGTAAGGGGGCAGTAAAAGTGGAAATTGGCGACAATTTCGCTTCCTTAGTAGATATTGGCGCGCTAAGAAACCCAGCGTTAACCTCCTTAGCAGAAAATCAAGCTATTAAGTTTGATAACGTAGACGAGTTAAAGAAATTCGTAAACGGTAAACGCATTCAAATGGCGTTTGACCTATGCGAAATTAACTTAACCAATATGGCTAAGTTAGACGCGGGGCTAGTTAACCTAGCAACCGTAGCAGGTACACCAGTAGCAATTACTGGCGAAGCCCTAGGCACGGGTTGGGTACAAGGCCAGCCTATTAAGCTAGCTAATAAGAACGGCGACAATAGCGAGGTAAGTAGCATTGTTATTGACGCAGGAGGTAGCGCGTTGGTATTAAATACCGACTACAGGGTATACGTAGGCGACGGTAGCAACGGAGTATTAGGATATACTTATATTGTACCGATTACAGCCAACGCTTTAGTACTAGACGCAGACTATAGCTATACCCCAAACGCAAGCAAGAAATTAACCTTTAACGACAGCGGTACCAAGACTTTAAAGGTTATGCGTATTAGCAATACAGACGAGAACGGTAAGACTTTTTCAATAGATATTGAAAACGCTACCAACTTTAGCGCCCCAGTAATTACGTTCGCAGGCGACGACGCCGACGACGTAGCGGTATTACCGATTACTTTTCAAGGCGATATAGTAGAGATAGTAGACGAACAGCAAACAGTTTAATAATTAAGTACGGGGGCGGAGTTAAACCCGCCCCCGACTTAGAATAGAGATTATGGAAACTTTAGACCTATACAAAGATAGAAAACCCTACACCGTTATATTAGAGGTTAAGGGTGGAAAAAAAACGTTTAAGATACCTACCGAGTTAACAGTAGAGGAAAGCGAGCGACTTTTAGAGGCAGAAATTAGAATTAGCGCACTTTCAAAAGAAGAGGTAGAGGAGGGAAAGGAAGCCGAAAAACAGTTAGACGTTTATTTTGCGCTTTTAAAAGAGTACATTTTAATACTATTACAACACTACCAGACTAAACTAGAAATGGCCGACCTAAATAAAATGTTAAGCAGGGCGGAGGTAGTAAAAATATTTGAGTTCTTTAAGAAGCAAAGATTTTTAAAACTATTAGGACTAGACGGCGCCGAAGAGGACGACGTTAAAAAAAAAACTGAAAAACCCGAAAACAGATTAGACGCATTAAGGCAGAGCATAACCTTTTTAGTAGTTAGCGGGTTTAGTTTATTAGAGCTTAGGAAATTATATTTAGACGAATTTTTAAGCTATTACAATAGCTTAGTATACATAAAAGAAAAGAAAGGCGAGATTAAGGAGGGCACATATCAAACCCTAAAAGCTAAAGGCGACGGCGACGTATTTAGCCTTAAAAAACAATTATTTAGCATTCAAAAAAATGGCAAATAAAAAAGTTATAGGCGAACTCGTATATGAGATTAAGGGCGACGATAGCCAATACAACAACGTAATAAACCGAGCCGACGGATCAACCAAAAAACTAACCGATACCATGGGGAAAAATAACAGCGCTATAGAGGGTACAGTTAGAAATTTAGCGGGGGCTTATTTAGGCTGGCAAGGAGTAAAGAAAGCTATAGACGCAACTATAGGCTCGGCCATAAGCTACGAAAGCGCCTTTGCTGGCGTTAGGAAGACCGTAGACGGCACAGAAGAGCAATTACAAGCCCTTAGCGACCGCTTTATTGAATTAAGCAAGACTATGCCAGTTTCGGCGGAGGAATTTGCCAAAATAGGCGAACTAGCGGGGCAGTTAGGCGTACCGTTAGAAATGATAGATAGCTACGCCGAGGTTATAGCCAAGGTAGGCACGGCCACAAATTTAACGACCGAAACAGCTTCGGCCGATTTTGCGCGTTTTGCCAATATTATGGGTACCCCCATAGAAAATATAGAAAGGTTAGGCTCTACTATTGTAGAATTAGGTAATAACTTAGCGACCACAGAAAGCGAAGTAGACGCCATGGCGTTAAGGATAGCAGGTGCGGGCGCTACGTTAGGTTTAACAGAGGCGCAAGTTTTAGGTTGGGCGGGCGCTTTAAGTTCGGTAGGTATAGAAGCCCAAGCAGGTGGTAGTAGTATCAGCCGTTTAATGATAGATATAAGCTCGGCCACAAGTACAGGCGGTAAGGCCTTAGAAAATTTAGCCAAGGTAGCGGGAGTAAGCGCCGAGCAATTTAAAAAAAGATTTAAAGAAGACGCTAACGGGGCTTTAGAAGACTTTTTTAAAGGACTACAAAGAGTACAAGAGGGCGGGGGCGACGTTTTGAGCGTTTTAGATAGTTTAGGAATAACAGAGGTAAGACAGCGCGACGCAGTTTTACGTTTAACTAATGCGGGCGATAAATTGACCGACAGTTTAGAAATAGCTAATAGGGGTTGGTCGGAAAACGTAGCCTTAAACGTAGAGGCAGAAAAGCGCTACAAAACTACAGCCAGCCAGATAGCAATTTTAAAAAATAATTGGGCAGATTTAGGCCGACAATTAGGTACGGTTATTTTACCAATAGTTAACCTAGTTATAAAATTCTTTTTACAAATGTCGCAGACCGTAGACTTAACAGCAAAAGCGATTAAGACCGCAGTTTTAGCTATGGGTACTAGCGTAGTAAGCAGATTACAAGGACTACTAAAAGGTATAGAGGGTTTTATAAACGGCGCCATAGACTTAGGAAACAAAGCCCTAAGCGCTTTTGGCAAAGACTCGGCCATAAAACACATTACCCTAAGTTTTCAAGCTTTAGACGACGCAGTAGACACAATGAAAGAAAAAACTAGCGAGGCAGGAAAAAGTACAGCAGAAGCTTTTTGGGCTATGGGAAGCGCTAGCGACGACGCTAACCAAAGAGCTAAGGACTTAGCAGATACTCAAACATTTTTAACAAAAAATTCAGCCGAAGCAAGCGACGAAATTACTAACTTAGTAGACGGCCTTAGGGATAGCGGTAAGGCCAGCGAGGATGCAGAAAAAGAAGCCGAAGCCTTAGCCGAACGCTGGAAAAATTTAAAAGACGAAACGGTAGACTTATCCGATAAGGCAACGGAAGCCCTTAGAGATTTAGCCGACAACAACGTAAAAGATTTAGAAAAAATAGAAGATAAAATAAAAGACTTACGCGAACAATTAACCGAGTTAGGAAACGATTATAACGCGACTATAGCTAACGAGGATAAAAGCATAGCGGAAAAAATTATAGCAGAAGAGAACGCACTTTTAGAGTTGCGTAAAAAAATAGCAGAAGCTAGGGCAGAGGAAAAGCCAAACGTTTCAAATATTAACGAATTACAGGCAGAGATAGATAAGCGCCAGAAAGCCCTAGACGCGACTAAACCGCTACAAACGGAACTACAGCCACAAATAGAAGAAGCGACGCGTAGGGCGGGCTTAACCGACCTAGAAAAAGCCGTAGAAGACTACCAAGCTAAGAAAGCGCAGGCCTTAATAGAGTACAACGATAAAAAGGCAGAATTAGAAGCTAAGTTAGCCCTAGAAGAACAAAGTAAACTTGATACAGTAGCTTTATACGAAGACAAGCAAGCCCAGATTAACGCTATTATAGAATTAGGAAACCAGCGCTTTAAAGACCTAAGCGACAACCGCGTAAAAATAACAGAGGAAGAGGTCAGTAAGCAGATAAGATATTACGACCAACTAGCTAGCGCCATGGCAAGGTCAAAGAGCGCAACGCGTACGAGCGAGCTACCAAAATTTAGCGCAGGCGGATACGTAGCTAACGGCGGGGAGGTACACGCAGGCGAGTACGTAATACCAGCTAATATGGTGGCTAAGTACGGCGGGCTAGTTAAAGCCCTAGAGGGTATTAGAACGGGCAATAGTAGCCAGAGTACTACTAATAATAATATTACCTTAAATAATTCTATAAACGAGCAAATAGATATGGACGCAGTACTAAAAAATATGAGCTTTGAGCTTAACAAATAAATTTTATGATAGGCGTACAATACGAACTAATAAACCAGAACGGCGACACTATAACCCTTAACGACCATAGCGACCCGCTAAACCTAATAGCCCTACAAGACTACCCTACTTTTGAGTTGGATATTAAAAACCAAGAAATACAAAAAGAGGGGCAACACGGTATATGGGATTTTTATAGTTTTTACGGTAAGCGCTTAATAACTTTTAGCGGGGTAATAGTAGGCGAAACAGAGGCCGACGTAATGGAAATACAAGACCAGCTAAAATTAGTTTTAGGACTACCGCTAGAGCCAACGGATACTAATAACGGAATTATAACTATTAAATATACCGACCCTAGAGGCAGAGCCTTACAAACTACGGGAAAAGTTTTTAGCTACCCACGTTTTAGTAGAGTAATGCGCGAGGGTTTTAAATTAGCTTTTCAAGTAGTTTTAAAGTCGGCCGACCCAGTAATAGAAAGCCAGAGCGCGACAGAGAGCGACGGAGTTAGGGGATATTTAGCGGGTAGCCTTAAATTACCTACAAAACTAAGCGCTAAAGTAGATATAGTAAAAAGGCAGACCCTAGTAATAACTAATTTAGGAAATACCTACGCTAGCCCGATAATAACGATACACGGCGCGCTAACAAACCCTAGAATAGAAAACCTAACTACGGGTAAATTTATGCTATTTAGCCATACCTTAGCTTTAGGCGAGTATATTAAAATAGATAGTAAGTTAGGCACTATAGTAGACGAAACGGGCGCCGATATTTCGGGCGACCTACAAGCAGGTAGCGAATTTATAAAATTAAAAAGCGGGGATAACGAATTATATTTAACCAGCGACGAAAACGACGGCGCGACCAACCCTATAGCTACTAGAATTTTACCAGCGGAAGAGCTAAACGTAGAGCACCGCGATAGTTATTTATAGACTATGATAATAAATATTTACGACAAAGATTTTAATAAATTAACTACGCTTTTAAATAGCGCAAGTGATTTTAATGATTTAAGCTATAGCGCCCAAGTTAACGGAAACGGCGACGCTAGTTTTACGGTTAGAATAGATAACGCAAAAATAACCGCTAGCACTATTAAACATTATAATAAAATAGAAATAGCAGACCAAGACGGCACCGTACGCTGGGTAGGCGTAATAATATCTAAGACTATAGAACTAGATTTAATATCAGTAAAATGCTACGGGCTAGCGCACGTTATAGACAGACGGCTAACGGGTAGCGCGGAGGTACATAACGGCCAAGCTAACACCGAGGCTACGGCTATTTTAACCGCTATAAACGCGACAGAGGACACAGGCGTAGGCCTAGGCACTTTAGATGTTTCTACGGCCGTAAACATAACTTTTGAAAGGACAAAGGCGCTACAGGCCATAAAGTCAATTTGCGAGGCAGTAGGGGCGCAATTTATAGTTAAGAGCGATAGAAAACTTTACCTACAGACAATAGTAGGGCAAGACCTTAGCGCTAGTATATTTTTTAGATATGAAAAGAGCCGACCAGAACTAGCAAATATTTTACAATTTAAAGTAGCGGACGACGGTAAAAGTATTATTAGTAAGAGCTACGGGAAGAACGACACCTTAACCAGCGCGCAGGAAGATAGCGCGGTAAAAACCGCTTTCGGGTTATTAGAAGACTTTAATAATTATTCGGAGGCTAGCGACCAGACCACCCTAGACAACTTAACAGCAAATAATAACCAAGATAGTGGTATAAGCCCTACTATAGCACTAAGCCCAACGGTAGAAGATAATTTTGAGGCGGGCGACGTAGTACAGGTTATTTTAGATAACGGTTTTATAACCATAGACACCCCCTACCAGATATTAGAAAAGAGCGTTAAGATAGTTAACGCACAAAAAATGATCACGGTAAAGTTAAATTTAGAAATTAAAGACTTTATAGAAGATTTTAAAAACCTTAAGAAAAACATTGAATTGCTAAGTAGGGCTATTTAATGCTATAATTATAATATACGATAAAGCTAAAAAATATGATAAAGACATTTTTTCTAAACAGCACCCTAGCCGACTACGGCGAAGAAGAATTTAACTACATACAAAAATTTTTATTACAGCAAGGAATTTTAAACACCGAGGGCGCAGACTATAACGACTTTATAGACTTAGAGGTTAGCCAGCACGACGCAGGCGATATGAGCGTAGACGTTGCTATAGGCACCGCAGTAATAGATACAGAACGTAGTAGCGTTAGCTTCAAGGTTTTTGCTACAAATAAAGCGGTAGAAAATTTAGTAGTAGGAAATAACACCAGCGGAAACAATAGAGTGGACGCAGTGATTTTAAAATTAAGCAGAACACTAGAGCCTAACGCTTTAATGAGTAATGTAGCGACTTTAGAAATAGTAGCAGGCGACGGAATTACAGCATTAAGCGACGGCGATATACAGACAGCGATAGGCGCCGATTATGATTTTATTAGATTAGCAGATATTACAGTAGCCGATAGTGCTACCCAGATTTTAACCGCGAGTATAACAGATACCCGCGTGCGTTGTTATAACACAGACGCGACCGTACCAAACCCAACCATTATTAAATTTAGACAATTAAGTGCTGACCCGACAACTCCGTTAGAGGGCGAGATGTGGTATAACACTACGGACAATATGCTTCGTTATTTTGATGGCTCTTTAGTTATCAATATACAAGCTAGTGTTTATACTGGCGGAAACGGAATTGATGTGACTGCAGGTGTTATTAGTGTAGACCCGTTAACAAATGGTGGTCTTGATTTTGAGGGAGGAAAATTAAAGGTTAAAGATTATCAAAAATCATTACAAGCAGGCGAGGCTGTAGACGGAAGTACAACACCAGTGCCAGTATTTTTAAGCAAGGGATTAACTCCTACTATTTTAAAAATATCACAGTCAAATAATGCAGGTAGCTCAAATTGTTATGGAGCTAATTGGTTTGGACAAACATTTAATACGGGGACGCTTTTAACTGCAGTGTCAAAAGTAAAATTATATACACGAAAAACAGGTTCTCCTAGCGGTAATATTACGGTTAGCATTTATGCTACTTCAGCGGGATTACCAACAGGGTCGCCTTTAGCTAGTGTGACCAGAGATGTTGGTTTAATAGGTAGCGGTTTAACTCCATTTATATTCGACACTCCAGCAGATTTAAGCCCAAATACCGTATACGCTATTGTAGTGTCTGTTCCTAGCGGAAATAGTAGTAATTACGTAATTTTGTACAGGTCAACAACTGACTTATATGCAGGCGGATCATACGTAGCTAGTACGAATAGCGGTAGTAGTTGGTCGGCTAACACTTCATACGATTTTGCGTTTGAAATTTATGGTGGCATAAAAGTAGCCACCGGAAAATTAGGAAAAGCTCTAGCAACTAGCCCAGTTAGTGGTTTAGTAGATGGTTTCGTTAAAAATAATTTAGCAGTTAATGATAGCGGAATTATTAGCTTTTCTCCAATAGCTAGTGGCTTTACTGGACTAACAATAGGGTCTGATTATTATTTAAGTGACACAGGTACATTAAGCACAACACAAGGCACTATACCAATTCTTGTCGGCAAAGCTATATCTGCAACAGAAATATTATTAGCTAGTAAAAACAGGAGAGTAGCATCTGGTAAAATCGAATATATTGTAAATGGGACATGTGTTCCGAGCACTGATTCAATTAAAACAATATTAGGATTTAAGCCAAGAATATTATTATTGAGCGGATACGTAAATTCTCAAAGAGTTTCGGGCACAACGAATGCTACACAGGCGGGAATGTTTAGAATAGAAAATGGAATGATTGAATATTATATAACATCGCCTACGTATTCGATGACTGTATTAGGGGCTACCTTGTTAAGCTCGAATAATGACGTAAACACATACACAACCGTCAAAGTGCCTGCTAGCAATTTCTTAACTAATGACGGGTTTAATTTAGATATTTTAATAAGAAATGACGGTAACCCAGTATCGAATACTATTGATATTGGCTATATAGCTATAGAATAATATGAAAAACGAAGAAAAAAAATTAAAATTTTACGAAAATAAAAATACTGGAGTCACTGTTGAGTTTAATAAAGACGAGCAGTTTGTAGTTAAACACGGACTCAAAGAAATGTGCCCAACCACTAATAAAAGTTTTGCTATCATGTATGCTAAAGGGTATGAGCGAGGATTAGCGGAGGGTAAAAAGCTTAAATAAATAAAATATAGTAAATAATTGAAAATCTATGCGGGAACTAAGCGGTAACGAAGAAAAAAACATTAGGAAAGTTATAAAGGAGAACGCCCTAACACTAATTTTTTTAACGGGTACTGTTTTTAGTTTTATAATGTTTGTTGTTATACCTCAGCAAGAAACGGCTAAAAATATAGCATTGATACAGCAAAGCATAGACACTATAAATACTAACCACATGACGCACCTACAAGACTTTGGCGACGAACTAACAGACCTAGCAAACGTACAAGCAGAGCAGGCCAAGTCGCAAACAGAGCTAATAAGAGAGCTTACAATTATTAGCACTAGACTAGCCGACCACATAGAAAATACTAAGTAATTTATAAAATAATTTAAAAATTTATGGAAATTTTAAAGTCAGCTAGTAAAATAGTTTTACTACTAATAATATTAGCGTTAGTTTTATTAACAGCCTTTGCGGGAGTAGTAGGAATTTTAAAAGGCACTTTAGAGCCTAAAGAAATTATTACTTTATTCGGTACCGCACTAACCTTTGTATTAGGTTATTATTTTGGAAATAAAGGCGATAATAATTTGCCTTATGGAGGAAAATAAATTAGAAATATTTAAAGATTACCAAGGTGTAAGGCTAGAGGAACGACGCGAGGCCGATTTAGTAGCGGGTACAAGCTACGGCCTAGACGTAAAGATTTTATTAGAAACGGCCGACTGGGGAAATTTTAGGCCTAAACACGAATTACAAGTTATAGGTAGCTACGAGGTAGGCGATATAACGGACTCTAGTAGTTGCGTTAGTTTTAGCGCTAGCGATATTTTAGAAGCTATATTTATTTTCTTTATACGCGACTGGCTAGAAGCTAGCGGTTATAAAGGCGACGTTAAAAACGACGAAGAAATAAAATTACACCTAGCTAAAAATATAAACTTTAAGACCGCTTATTTAAGTGGGGTAGGTTTAAACTTTTTATACGTTAAAGGATACATAGAAAACGGCGAGCCAAACTTTAGTGATCGCTTTATAGCAATAAACGGCCATACTACAAAGTACGGCGCGTACCAAGCGGACGTAGCTAACGGCATAAAATTAGTAGGGCTAATACCCGAAAAAATGCTACCGTTCGTTAAGGGTTTTGAAAACTACCACAACGCCCAAGATATTACGCAAGAAATGGTAGACCTAGCTACAGAGTGTAAAAAATACTTTTTTATTGACTGGGAGTGGGTTAACAAAATAGACATAATGGAAAAGCTAGAGGAAGCACCATTACAGGCGACAGTATTATTTGCTAATGGCGACGGAATATTAAAACCAGAGGGCAGAGAAAACCACGCTATAATGATTTTTAAAGCAAATAAAAATATAAGCGCTTCAATAGACGACAGCTACATACAAGAAACAAAAGAGTACGGCTGGGAGTATTTCCACAATTTATTAAAATATTCAATAACAGATTTAAACATAACTATTATGGATACTAAACAATTTATAGCAGACAACGATTTAGTATGGGTACAGAATAGCGACACGGGGCAATTTGGTAGGATACTACAGCAACAGCTAAGGCCTATAGTTTCTACCGACCGCGGGGCGCTAGCATTACTAGACGATAAAGTAAGAGGAAGCCAACTATTAAAGGGAGGTAAGAAAGTACCCGCTAAGTTAACAAACGAAGAGTGGAAGCAATTAGAGGGTAAACCTATTTAAAAAGTTTTCCACAGGCACGATAAAAGAAACCGTTATTTGTTTAGCGGTTTTTTTATTGGTAATTTATCGCCAATAAACACGGGGGCTGGACAAACCTTGTAATAAGGAGTATAATAAGAGTATTAACAAGTTAAGACATTAAAAAATTAAAAACAAATTTATGGCCAGCCAAGCACAAA